GGGGTTGGAAATACTGGACTTACCGGTCTGAGTGGAGCGACCGGAGGGGTTGGAAATCAAGGAAATAGCGGAGCCACAGGCGGCACCGGCCTTACAGGTCTGAGCGGAGCGACCGGAGGGGTTGGAAATACTGGTCTGACTGGACTGAGTGGAGCCACAGGCGGCACCGGCCTTATCGGTTTGACTGGAAACAGCGGAGCGACTGGAGGGGTTGGAAATACTGGCCTGACTGGACTGAGTGGGGCGACCGGAGGGGTTGGGAATACCGGTCTAAGTGGAGCGACCGGTGGAATTGGGGGCACTGGTCAGACAGGTTCTATGGGCAACCAGGGTGCAACTGGTGTAACCGGTCTAACTGGCGTCCTAGCTCCCGGAAATACAGGTAATACTGGAGCCACCGGAGCCACCGGAGAGGGGGTTCCTACTGGTGGAAATACTGGTGATGTTCTAACTAAGAACAGCACCACAGACTATGATGCTAGTTGGCAACCCTCTTCTGGAGGAACTGGTTCTGGTGGGAATGGTGCAACCGGACTCACAGGCATGACTGGTCCCACTGGTGCAACCGGAATGACCGGAGCTACGGGTGGTGGGGCTAGTATAGCATTTGCAGTCGCTATGGCTGTGGCATTGGGGTAAAATATGAAAACACTTATCGGTCATGACATTGGGCAATACGAATTCAACGCTGCGGCACGGACCATTACCTTCAATGGTCTCCCTCCGTTTGCACTAGAGCAAATTCTGCTCATAACCAATGAGAACCCAAATATCATCATATACAATTTTGCAGATCCAACCCCTAATGGTGGAATCCTGGTGGGTAATGTTCTGACTCTAGACTTTAACACAACTTCGATGTTGAACACTGACCCATTGCAGATTTACATCGACCTACCTACGACTGCTCCAAATGATAACGCTGCAATGAACGATGCTTACACCCATCTCCTACTTCAAAAAATTTGTGATTTGCTAGAACCAATGGCCACACAGGATGTGGCACAGAGGCAGAGAGTCACAATTGATGCAATCACTGGAAGTCTCACCCTAGGCACTGTTAGCACAGTTACCGGTGTCACTGCTGTTACCACCCTCAGCACCATTTCAAACCCAGTTCCAGTTGGCAACATTGCAACCCTAGGTGGGGGCAATCCTGAGTGGACTTTTATAGATATAGCAAGACAATCCTATGCAATTGCAATTCGTTCCCAGTTACAGTTTGGAAATTGATCATGGCTAGCGGAATCTACAGTATCACCATTAACGGCAAAACCTACATAGGCTCTGCTATAAACTTTAAAAGTCGTTGGACTAACCATAAAAATCAGTTAAATAAAAATATACATAAAAATAAATATCTCCAAAATGCTTGGAATAAATACAAAGAAATGGTATTTGAGATCATTTGCGAATGTCCAATTTCCTGTTTACTTGGTATGGAACAACATTATATCAATAAATATTTTGATAATCAAATAAATTGTTATAATATGAACTCAATAGCTGGCTCAAGTTTAGGTGCTCATATATCTGAGGAAACTAAGCAAAAAATGAGAGAACTTAATAAAGGGAATAAACATAGTTGTGGGCATAAAAATAGTTTAGGATACAAACATTCAGATGAGTTTAAATTAAAAATGTCAGAAAGAAAAAAAGGAAACACTTTTTGGCAAGGTAAAAAACACTCAGAGGAAACTAAGCAAAAAATGAAAGATACTATAAAAAGAAGTAAAGAACTTAAATACAGAAAGGATATATAAATATGACATCACTTATTAACACTTTACGCAAGCAGGTTGACCTCCCTGTCTGGGAATGGCTTCGCTTCTCTCCAATCGCATCAGCAGTCCCATCTTGCACCTGCTCAGCTAATAATAGCCAGTACAACAAAATACAAGGTAGGTATATCTACTACTTGATTACTGCTGCTAACTTTTGGCGTTATGACACCTATACGGATACGTTTGAACAACTTCAAACCCCACCCATTGCTCCAGCCACATGGGCGGATATAGAATTTGAACAGTGTCAGGGCATAGAAGGGTTTGTCTTGGGGGCTACCTCCAACACTCTGACTATTCCAGCTTATTCTTCTGGCTCTTTTAGAGGTTATGATGTAAAAATTATTGGTGGGACCGGTATGGGGCAACGTAGAATCATTTCATACGTTAATGAGCCCGTGATCGTTGAAACTGGCGTCCCTACGGCTGTGAATAACGTTTTAGGTTCCTTCACCATTACTGATGCTACGAAAGCCTGGACTCCCAACCAATGGGCTGGCTACCAGCTTCGTATTTCGTATGGAACGGGTGTGGGTCAAGTTCGTAGAATTCTATACAATTCGGCTACGGTCCTAACCCTTGGTGACTCCACCATATCCGCTCAAAGCACTTGGTGTAATCCTAACATCACCTCACCAGCCATTGTCGCAACCGCTGGCTCCCAGTCTATTTATGTGATTGAGTCTTCGGTTGTCACAGTTGATTCACCATGGTTGATCACTCCTGATAAAACCTCTCAGTATATGGTTGAGTCAGGGGTCATTTCCTTATATTCTAGTGCAGCGGCCACTCCATTCTATACTCTTCAATACTACGACATTGCTTCGGACCTTTGGTACATCAAAACTGCTAATACTCTAAACGTATCAGCAGTTGGAACTGATGGAAACTGTGACCATGCTGGGTATGCGGCTGTTGTGTGGACCAGAGGAACCGCTACAGTCGCTGGAACCGCCACCACCCTAACTGACACTACTCAAAATTGGGCAGTGAATCAGTTCGCTGGGTACTACATTAACTTCACGGGTGGAACCGGTGAAGGGCAGTTATCAAAAATTGCCTCCAACACCAACACAGTTCTAACTTTTGCCACCGTCACCACCCCACCCGACACTACCACCGATTATGTGATAGAAGGGTATGATTGCGGAACCCTCACCACCGGAGGCACCTCTACCCTAACCGATTCAACTAAAACTTGGCCAGTAAACAGATGGGCCAATTTTATGGTTAAAATTCTCTTCGGGACAGGTAAGGGCCAGTATATGCAGATTGCATCAAATACTGCCACCACTTTAACCCTAGTTAAACCCTTGGCAACCACCACAGATACCACATCTACTTATTCCATCCTCCCAGATGGTAACAAGACCTACCTGATGATTGGTGGGCAGGCCACCACCTTCATGTACAACTACAGTGATGACCTTCTGACAGAAGGAAGATGGCAGGACTCAGGTATAGCTTGTAACGCAGTGGTGACTTATAGCACTATGCGCCCAATTGGCATTGCTTCAGCGGTTCACGCTACCACCAACGCCACCATCACCACTTCATTCCCACACTGCCTAAAGGTAGGTATGTCGGTCACGGTAAAGGGGATGACAGATTCCAATTACAACACCACCGCCGTAATCAACAGTGTCCCCTCAACCACTCAGTTCACCTATACGATGGCCGGAACCCCCGCCGTCGATACGGTGGCTGGAGTTCAAAACACCACAGTTCTCACCGATTACACAAAAAATTGGACAGTAAATCAGTGGGCCGGGTACCAGTGCTACATGACTGTTTCAGCCGTGACCGCTGCGACTGGTTTGGCCACCGGACAGGTGCTTCAGGTTTTGGCAAACACAGCCAACGCATTAATTTTTGTAGCGGCGGGTACCGCTCCCATCACCGGCACCACTCGCTACATCCTCACCCCTAGAGCTACACCAGGGTTGATGGATTGTGGTCTTGCCACTGGCACTCAGTCAACCTCTCTATTAACAGACACAACAAAAGCAAGCAATCTAAATGCTTCGATCTCGGCTGGAAGTAATACGCTGACGATCAACCCCGTCACCTTCACCGCTAGCTTCGCCAACAATCAAATGACCCTTACGGTTCCTCCGGTAAATGGGGTTATCCAGGTTGGAAATCTTATCTCTGGTGTGGGCATTCTTCCCAATACCTACATCTCGGCACTGACTTCTGGAACCGCAAATACCCTTGGAGCCGTATATACATTGACTCCCCAAGGAACAATCGCTTCCGCAGGTGGTCAGTGCTCTCTGTCTGGCTCCTCCATGACCATCACTACGGTCCCCACAACTGGTGTATACGCTCCTGGTCAGCTTATTTCAGGAACTGGTATTACTGCTGGAACAACCATAGTGTCCTTAACTTCTGGGACAGCTAATACTATTGGTGCTGTGTATCTCTGTAGCGCAGCAATGACTACAGAATCGGCTGAATCGGTAATCTCTAACTTTGGAGTTGGCACGATAGCGGCTGAAACAGTGACCTGTTACCCACAGGGTCAGATCAACCCAGGAATGTTGGTTACATCTACTGGCTCTACGGGTGGGCAGATGTCATTTGCTACTAACGTAGCTACCATTACAACTGTTCCAACCTCTGGTTCAATTGCTATTGGTCAAACAATCCAGTCCGCTGGAGCAGCAAATGGAGCCGTTATTATTGCTCTTGCATCTGGAACTTTAAACGTTCTCGCATCTACATATACATTATCAACCTCACCAGGAACAATCGCTGCTCAGGCAGTAACAACTTCAAATCTTACCTTTGCAACAGGTGGCTCCGCATCATTCGCCACCAATGTGATGACTTTAACAGTTGCTCCTACTCTTGGGTCAATAGCTGTTGGTCAATATATTACTGGTGCTTCTGCAAGTATCCCAGCGGGGACGTACATTACTGGATTACTCACTGGTAACCTGAATGCTGTTTCATCCACATACTCTTTATCAACCTCACCAGGAACAATTGTTGCCGGAGCTATCACAGCTTCAAATGGAACCGGCTCATTTGGTGGTCAGGCGTCATTCGCAACTAACATAATGACTCTAACTACAATCCCCCCCGGTGGAGCCATCACCATTGGAGCAATCGTAACGGCTGGAGCAGTGCCGGTAGGGACGACTATCACAGGTCTACTCACCGGGACACTTAACGCTGTGTCTTCCACTTATTCACTGTCTACTTACCCCGGCACAGTCGGTGCTGAAGCCATCACCACAAGCGCCATCCCAGTCGGCACGGTCATAACCCAACAGCTAACCTCTACGATGCCAAATGGTGCGAATGGTGGAACTGGGACATACCTCCTCTCCCTCCCCGCAGCCAATACCCTCACCTATGCTGCCCTTGATTATATGTGGGTTGTTAATGCGTTTGCTGGTCGTAAATGTAAGTTGATTGGAGCCACTGGTCAATCTCAGGAGTTCTCAGTAGGCTCTAATACCAATTGCACTATTGCAATGACAGCTATTACAACCGCCCCAGTGACTCTTGCCACCTCATATGCACTACTCCAGCAGCCTGTTCGTGGAACTGGTTTTTGCATAGAAGGTATTTTTGGTTTATCGGATACTAGTAACTCCGGAAAATGGTGGATTGCGGCACGTGCCGGGGCAGCAGTTGGGTTTGATAAACTAGATATTACGACTGATACATTTTACATGATACCAACCTCTCCACAGACGGAAACCCTGTCTACTGGCTCAATGTATGCTTATGACGGTCAGGATAGACTTTACTTCACCAAAGAAGCAACCCAGAGAATGTATTATATGGACTTAAAGACAAACCATATTCATGGAGCGGGCATGTATCCCTATGCTGCCCCCACAGCTCTCCTTGGAAACCGAATGGAAATCTTTCAGACAAACGATGGACTTAATTACCTCTGGATCAATCGGGAAACCAACTTGGAGAATTTTAGACAGCTTCTTTTCTACTAAACAAGGCTAAAAGATGTATGTAAGTATTGTCAACGAATATGGTCGGACGATTCAAATCAATACTCGTCAGATCAATTACGTACAGATTGATGGTAAGACCATGTTCCTCAATTATTTTGGGGGACAGTCTACCGCTACCTCGTCCAATCTGGTGCAAATCCAGACCTTGCTGACTGTTCTTCTCGCCCAGCCCTACTTTCTAGATTTGCGGCAAAACGGGAGTGGCTTCCTTCTCAACCTTTCGGCCATTCGCTATACTGATTTTGCTCCAATTGCTGGTTCGGTATTCGTTTATTTCAACGCAGTCAACATTATTGTAAAGCTTCCCGCTTCGCTCGAACCAGCTCTTTCCACAGCCCTTGCAGCCTATGTGGATACGGGGGGTGGGGGAGCAGGCAATGGCACCTCCCTCAATGATATCATTTCCCAACCCAGTCACGGTTTTCAGATAGGGGATATCCTGGGGTATGACGGAACGGTTTGGTTTCTCGCACAAGCGAACACCGATGCAACTTCTGAAGTTTATGGAATCGTATCAAGCATAACGGATCAAAATACCTTTACTCTCACCACCTCTGGGTATGTGGCCGGTTTGACTGGCCTCACTCCTGGTGGTACCTATTTCCTCAGCGATTCTGTGCCGGGGAGTATGTCTTTGACCGAACCCACTACCCCTGGGCAAATTAGCAAGCCCATTTTCTTAGCTATGAGTCTGACCAGTGGCCTCTTCGTTGAAATGCGAGGAGAGTTGGTTCAGTCTGGAGGGTCCGGTGGGGGAAATGGAGCCGCCCTCCTGGACCCTATCCAGCAGACTGCTCATGGTTTCACCGTTGGGGATATACTTCGTTACGATGGCACCGGATGGGTCTGGTCTCAGGCTAATTTGGATGCCAACTCCGAAGTTTACGGAATGGTTTCGGTTGTAGTTGATCCTGATAACTTCATCATCACCACATCTGGGTACGTTACGGGTCTGGTCGGTCTCACCCCTGGAACCACTTATTTTCTTAGTGCTGTGACCCCAGGTAGGATGACCCCCACGGAGCCAACCGGAGATGGGGAAATCAGCAAGCCTATTTTCCTATCTACCAGCCCTACTAGTGGTCTGTTCACAGATATGCGAGGTGAATTGATTGCATCCGGAGGATTGGGCGCGAATGGGACGGCATTGTCTGATTCCATCATGCAAATCAACCACGGCTTCTCTATTGGAGACGCAGTTCGATTTGATGGGACCGAGTGGGTGTGGTCTCAGGCTGATTCGGATGTTGATTCTGAGGTGTATGGTCTGGTTTCAAACGTTATTGACTTGGATAATTTCACCATCACCACTTCTGGGTATATAGTTGGTCTAAGCGGCCTGATTCCCGGTACAACCTATTTTTTGAGTGCTCAAATTCCTGGGGGATTAACGTCCACAGAGCCTTTGGCGGATGGTCAGGTCAGTAAGCCACTGTTTTTGGCTACTAGCTCATCGAGTGGTCTATATATTGACATGCGTGGGGAACTCATTTCCATTGGTGGGAGCCCAGACACCTATACGAACGAATCCCCCACACCAGTTACGGTTGGGGGGATTCCGGCAGGCTCCACATTTGTAGGTTTGACTACGCAACAAATGTGGGATTGGTTACTCTACTCTATTCACCCTTAGCTTCTAAGGCTATTTTAGACCGTTCCTTCTTACAATATTTGTTATAGTGGAAGCACTCAGCCCTAATTGACGGGCTATCGCTTTGTTTGATATACTTCGTGTTTTCCACAATCTTATGGCTTCCGTCTCAATACCCACATGTATTTTGTTTAGGGCTGATTGCTGCTTAAATCTAAGTTTTTGGGCGGTTGACATACGAATCCTGGTTTCTTTGGTAGGAGATGCCCCTTTATTCACAGGAGTTCGGCCTGTCAATGTCTCTGCTATCTTTTTTCTTGTCTCGTCACTAACTTTATGCCCCATTAGAGTTGCCGAGGTTCTCTTTCTTACCCCCTCTGATGGAGGTGGCCTGTGATGCTGAGACTCAGACATCCTCTTTTTTGTTTCCTCAGAGTGGGGGGCTCGGGCTTTTCGTGCAACTGATAATGCTTTTTTATGCTCTTCCGAAAAAGGCACACCTTTCTTAGCTAGGGATAGCTTCTGTTTCGCCTTCTCAGTATGTTTTAGCCCTAAGCAAGATCCCGCCGCAGGGGCAGTATTATAGAGAGATGCCCCCATAAATCTGAGAGAATTCATCCAATACTGCTCAGTTTCAGTTAGAAGATTGTCAGAACACACCTCCAGAATCTCAAAGATAAAGGCATCTGCACCATATTTATTCCAGGAGTTCTGTAAATAATGGCAAGAGTGACGCTGGTGTTTAAGGTTGCATTTGTGCTGTACCCACCGTCTTTTAGGGTTGCACGATTGGCCTACGTACCCTTTGTTAGAAATTACATTGATTATTAGGTAGATTCCACCCATTTTCCACCTTCCCAAACATTTTTGATTGCTTTTGCCACCACTTCATTTGGGATTCCGGCCATACAAGCGTGACAAGGATGGGCATAATCTTGCCCAGGAGGGTTATCGCACGGCCCTTTAGACATAGAGGAAATAGCTGGATCCTCTTTGTAGCATGGGCGGCATGGCAGTTTTACCCCAATGTTCAGATTGTGATCGTAGCCCGAGCCCTGAGCACTTGTTGACCCCCAGAGAATAACAGCAGGAACCTTATAGGGCTTTCCGTCTCCTTTGCTCCAAATATAATTGGTCACATGGTTTGGGAATGAGTCTACCCCCACGTGCATTTTTGCATTAGCAATCAAATCAATTGCTAGTTTGAGGGTCTTTCCCATATGGGTATGGTCCACTCCAGGGATTTTGGGATCCCCACTTCCGCCAATCTGTATAAAGGGGATGCTGGGGCATTGTTTGACTATCTCTCCCCACCGTTCAGCACTGATTGACTTGTACACTGACCATCCTGCCTTTACTTGTAGGGTTGCATAGTCGGCTGGTAGCCCTAACTTTTCTCGGTCAATAGAGGGAGTAGGGAGGCTCAGCGCCACCATCTCTTCGGGGAGCCCCATTTCTTTTGCAAAATACTTAATTAGATGCTGTCGCATTTCCGTATTAGGGTAATCTTCATGAAGAGGATAACCGATTAAATTGATAACTTTCTCATATTCATGTGCCTTCCCTGCCAGTGTGTTGAAATCAAACCATGCGTCTACCCCAGCATCTTTAAACATCAACTCTAGTTCCGCACCAATTGCTGGATGGCAGTAATAGTGTATTTTGCAATTAGGGTGCTTCTTTTTGAGACTTGGAATCAAATTAAGCGTGATTAAAATGTCTCCGACAGCACCCGGTCGATTAAGGGCAATTTGTTTAACTTTCTTCGTCGTTTTTTTTAGATAGTTCTGGGAGATTAGAGCCTGATTTAGGGCATTGACCCTCTGGTCCCACTCCTTATCCTCGCATCCGATCTGTTTCTTGGCTTCAGCAGCCCATTTGTAAGCTGCCTCCTTGTCCCCAAGGTTCTCATAGCAGAAACTGAGCATCCGAGTCGGCTGGTCAGTGTATTTGTTGGGTTCACGCCAGAGTTCTGTGGGCTCCTGCTTGCGTCCGAATGCCTCAAGGCAGTAACCGATGGTTTTGTTCCAGTCGCCGGTCTGGAAGGCCATGTAGCCCAGTTCCATCCAGAACTCAGACCAATCAGGAGCCTTGGAGAGACCAAATAGGAGGGACTTCTCTGCTTCGGCCAGCATTCCAGCCGCACGTTCGCACCTTCCCTTGTATAGGCAAGAAAAAAGATACTCGTCACGGAACGCATCACCGAAACTGATTCGCATGTCGTAGTATTTAACGGCCTGGACGTAACGTCCCGCATCCTTATGCGTATTGGCCAGATAGAAAGCGGTCCTGGGATTTGGATTTTCAGCAATCTCCTCCTCAAGAATACGAAGATTCCGCTGATTGGAGTTCTCGCCCACACCTGGGGCTGCATCATGCCTGATGATGCTGTCTTTCAGGGTAATCCCCGGTCGCCCCCCATGATTTGGATATTCATGTATCCTCCCTGAGAAATTAATGCCCTCCCTCGTCTTCCACATCCTGTGATGAACCCACGACATCCCCGAAGTTTCAATCATCATGCCAAAGACTTTATACTGGGTCAGATAGAAGGCGCGTTTCAGGTTAGCCGGAGTCAGTAGTTCATCATCCGCATCAAACCATATCAGATAGTCGGCAGAAGGAATCTGATCAATCTTATCAATAAACACATTTCTGGCCTTACTGAAGTCCCACAGTTTCCAGTCCCCAGTTTCGTCTTGTCTAGAGGCCCCCGTATAGGTTTCAAAAATGAGAGGCTTAGTCCACACGGCCTTTGTCACTTCCTCGGTTTTATCCGTAGAGCCGGTGTCAATGACGACCAAACCATCCACCACATCTTCAATGGACTTTAGAACACGGGGAAGATCACGTTCCTCATTTTTGACAATCATCCCACACCAGACTTCTGGCTTTTTCTGGATGGGACGCAGCACGATATCTCGTTGCCCTGCTCCATCCATCGGAGAAGTCCAATCTATAGTGAAAAGGTCTTGTCCCTGAACCAGAAGCTCTAAAATACTGGATAAGGAGTGGAAGAATGGGTGAATCGTATAGTGCCCCTCATCTAAATCTCGTTCAAATCCGCTCACCCCATGATCTGGAAGGCGTAAGAAAAGGATTCCATCATCAGCTAGCAAACTCTTTATTTTCCCCAGAGCCGCCAGTGGGTTATAGAGGTGCTCCATCAAATGAATCATGGTAACAGCCTGGAATTTTTCTGTATGAGTCCACTCCCTAATCTGCTCTTCAGTGAGGGCCTCAAAGTCAGCCATCAACATCGGAACATCAAGCTCCTTGCTGTATTCTGGAACAATTTCAATGTTATCCATTCCAAAGGCTTCACATCCTAGTTCCTTAAAACAATAGCTCAAATATGGAAATTTTGAGCCAATGTCCAACACCTTGCCGGGTTTCCCTCCCATGAAGTTATTGAGGATGCTCTCTGCGAGAGACTGATTGATCCCTTTTTCATAGTCGGACATTAGATGACCTGTAAACCCGCCATTTTGGTCTTTTTCATGAGCAGCCTCATAGACTTTGGGGGGCATAGGGTTCTGGAACCAGCAATCACAAACAGGGCACATCCAATAGGGGGTGTCCTGATACTTATGAACCGTCTGGGTGGAACAAATTGGGCAATTTGCCATTAAACTTCTCCTTTGGGCAGGAATACAAGTATCCCCGTATCTGTTTTAATACTCTGTGCAGTATGCGTGGAAGAAAAAGTTCCAGTAAACTCCTCCCAATTCACATTTATATACTTGACATGATTTTCCTTCACCTGATCCACCGTAAAATTCGGGTTTTGGGGGTTCACCAACATCCTCATGTCATCACAAATGATCACATCCCTCTCTATGTTAGGTTTCAAGGCTCTGATGAGTTCTAACTCCTTGAATAAGGGCCAACGAGTTTCAGAGGTCTCCTCCACATCGTAAAAAGCAGGAAAATGAGCATCCAACCAGAAGAGCGTAGGCCCCGGAAGTCTAGGCAGGAGAGTCTCTAGGAATGTGAGACTATCAGTGTTCATAATGAACGCTTCGGGTAGCAACCGGTAAGTAGAATCTACCGCTTCTTGCCTGATATCGCAGGAAAATAGAAAATGCTCGTCAAACCCACATTTTTTGGCAAAACTCATTCCTTCGCCATCCTGGCAACCTGTTTCCACAAACAGAGATAACCCATACTGCTCTCGATACTGTTTTATTGGGGTAGCGATTAAATGTGTCATAGATTGAAATTGGCCCAGGTTAAAGATGCTTGTAGCTCGGGGAACTGATCAGGTTGGATACAAAATAAATCACATCCGTGCTCATACACGTTGTAGTTGAGGTGTTTAAAATAACGAACTAAGGCTCGTTTATCAGATTTCAGCCACTCTACCCATGCGATAGGCTTGAACTTGGTGAAAGTTTCGACCCCACCCTCCAAAATCTCTTCTTCCATGCCTTCGGCATCAATTTTGATCAGATCTAGACGTTTAAAGTTCCACGCATCAATTGGCGCTACTCGAACTTGTTCATCTGGGTCATCCGGAAGCCTTTCTTGCCCAATATCATTCACTTTTGGTTTAAATTCAAAGCTTCCAAAATTTCCAGCCTTGCTGTAGTCGTATTGAGGAATGGCCATAACCCCCTCCTCCCGACCCATCACAAAATTATGCACATAGACGTTCTGTAGAGAGTTCAGAGAGACAGTTCCAGCCACCATATAGGCTAGAATGCGTTGGCCTTCGTACGAAAATACATCTCCACCCAACGGCTCGACGGCTTTGGCTAGGGCTAAGGTGAATAGGCCAAAGTTAGCTCCGATGTCCACACAAACAGTGTGCTCTCCACATTTTCTAGCCAAATCACAGAGGAACATGATATCCTCATGATCGAACGCTTTGCCAGTTCGCCGCAAGCTCCCTGTTTGATTGATATCGTTTCCATTCACGATTACCGGACCGTAATCGCTTTTTATTACCCCATTGTATATCATGCAACCTTCCTAGCAAGAATATAGAAACTCCAAAACGCATCCGGATAGCAAGAATACTCTTCTACACGTAGATTGGTGTTTTGATTGATCCATTTAGTTAGAGTGAGAGGGGATGGAGCCCATACGTGGTTATCCCCCACCCATAGCCCCCCAGGCTTCCACATTTCCATAGATGGGTGCGGTAGGTAGATTAAACAGGTTCCTCCAACCCTGAGAGAGGCATCCCACAATCTTAACTCTTCTCCCCATTCTTTTATATGTTCTAGGCAGTGAGAAGAGAAGATGTAGTCGAATGGAGCTTGGTTAAACCGGCTCCTCTCGCTTTCATTATGAATGGCGATGGCTCCTGGAAGTGGCCACTGACTGGAACCAACATCAAGCCCCTTTCCTCGGCAGTGCATTAAGGCGATGGGTTTAATTCCCTCCGTTCCATTACCTTCATTCAGGTATACTGGGTATTTCTCCTCTTGTAGGGCGGATTCGATTTCCCACGTTAACTCTGTCTTGTTCATAGCCCTCTGAACCCCTGGATAGGCTCGGGTGGCCGCAGGGTAGAGGGGGTTGTAAAATCCCACAATTTTTCTTACCCCAGTCGCATGAGCGATGTGAAGCCCAGAGCTATCGGGGCCAATGAACATATCAGCTTTGCGGATAGCATCTACAAATTCTTCATTTGGCATTCCAGACCGAAGTAGGGTGATCGGATTTCCAGATTTTCGCATAAGCTCCATGGGGAGGTCTGATGCGGTAAAGTCTCGCCCATCTGCTCTCCCACTTTCTCGTAGTTGGATTACAATCGAGTGATCAGATTCAGGCCCGTAGGAGTTCAAACAGGGGGTTCGGCGCAAGAGTCGAACATTTGCAACCGCAGCAAACGCATCTACTCCATGTAGTCCACAAAGCTGCTCGATCACTCCATTAAAGGAGAAGTGGTTGACGGGAGTTTCCTCATCAAACAGCCCATTCATATCCGTAATGAGGGGTCCGGTTTCCATTTTTCCGTAACGGCTAAAATCGTCGTTCTCTAGGAGAACCCTCCACACGAATGGGCTGCCTGCTAACACCCAGGCATACTGCTTGTGAGTTCTGATGATGATTCGGGCCGGAGCATATTCATAATAGAGGGCTTCGATGGTTGGTTCGATCATCAACCAGTCCCCAATGCCACCACCTCTCGTAATCACGATATAGTTATAACCTTGGTCCACAGAAACTCCTGCTCATTCTCTTACTAATACTCCGTCAGAGACCAAACTATGCGGTATTTTCAAATACCAGCCCCTTTTAGAGAGGTGCTAGTATCATGTTCAAGTTTTCCGCAAAGCTCTTGACCGCAGACGCATGGGATGGGATCGATATTAAGCTCCACAACCGCGAACAGGATTTGTGGGCCAGACAGGTCTGGCGTGGGCTTAATGACCAATATAGCAAACTTAAAGAGCAGTACAAAATCAAGGGTGTGGCCCTCAAAGAGTGGCTCAAGGAATACGGTATCGGTGGGCTCGTGCAGTCTAAGGATCAGGTTGTTGTTGGAGCGATGAGAGAAATTGCCAAACTGTTAGACGAGACGGTGAAATCCAACAAAGAGGGTGGGGCTTATCGTCAGAATGAGGTCCAGGCGTTCAAGAACGAGTATGGCACCAACAGAATTGACTGGCTTTACGCTCTGAACGGTCAGAAACGCAGTAGTAAGAGTCGTAAGGTCAATTCGGGATTGTTGGAGTAACGATGGATATTCAGGCCATTGCTAAGAAATACATCAACATGATGCCTAAGTCCAAATCTGGACTGACTATGCCCACTCCAAAAATTGTGATTGTCAATGCGTTGACAACCAAGTGGAACGGGATTACCGTATGGGACGGCAAGGGTCTGGATACGGTGGTAATCAAGCTCCAGAAGCGAATCACCAAGGATGAAGAGTCATTAAACCGGATTATCGCTCACGAAATCTGCCATGCCTGGGCTTTCTGGATGGTGGGAATCAACGAGGAACGGAGTCCCTGGCACCGTGGTCACTCGGCTACGGGAGGATGGTGGAAGGCGGCTCAGATTATCAACCAGAATGAAGGGAACCCCGAGTTTGTGACTGAAATCTCGGATGAGGCCATTGTGATAAATAATGACAAAGTGTTTTACGTTTACTTGGAAAAGAACTCCAGGGGATTGTTTTGGGCATGGTTCAGCCGAGTTACAGATAATCTAGCCCGACAGCTTCGTTATCGAATCAGTAACGCAGAGCTTTATAACTACCCTATTACGGTAATTAAGACAAGTGATGAGAGGTTTCTCATCCCAGCCGCAAAACTTCCCAGATGTGCTAGATTAGCGGAAATGCCAGAAAATTTAACTAACAAGATCGAAGAGGCACTCATGAGAAACCCAATTGATATTGATACACCTAGGGATATCAAAACAATTATTTCTCAGGCTAAGACAGCCGAATGGAAACAGAAACGGAAAGCTCATTTTCTAGTTTGATTCTTTCTAGTCAAAGCTGCCGTAGGATCCAAATACGAGTATCAAGATAAATGCCCATCTCTGGAATCTACATCATAATAAATCCCGTCTCGGCTACCGCTTATATTGGTCAGGCTTGCGATGTCAGGAGACGATGGAATACGCATAAGTCTATGCTGAATCGCAAGAAGCATCAAAACCCCCATCTTCAGGCGGCTTGGAATAAATATGGATCAGAAAACTTTTTGTTTGAACTTCTAGAGACTTGCGAGGGAAAAGAAGACTTATTAGAGGCGGAGCAATTTTGGGTAGATTACCTTTCGTTTATAGGTGGGAAGCTTTACAACATCTCTTCTCCCACTTTCTCTATGCTAGGTTTTCATCACTCTGAAGAGGTGAAACGCAAGCTATCTGTTTTTCATACTGGAAATACTTGGGCCAAAGGGAATAAACTGTCTCTAGAGACTAGGACGAAAATGTCAGAAAAAGCGTTTTCAGAGGAAACTAGACGAAATATGGCAGAAGGGCAAAGAGGGAGAATTCATTCCGCTGAAACTAAGCAGAAAATAAAATTAGCTACTTTGGGAAGAAAAGTTTCAGAGGAAACAAAAAAGAAGAGAGCCGAAACGTTAAAAAATAGATCCAGGGTTAGCAATGAGGAAACAAATCTCAAGCGTTCCATTTCTTTAAAAAATTATTGGAACAAAAAAAGAGGGGCTGAATAGTGAGCAAAAAGACTTATTCCGACATTGTTTGCTTGGTTCGTAACGAAATTGATTCAATACGAAAACGAGATGGGGAGTTGGCACCCTCTGCATATGTGGTTATGGAGATTGCAACACGCATGAAGAACGTCCAGCCTTGGGACGGATATGATCAGACCGCCACTCTAGCCCTCAACCTCAGAGGAGTGATTGAGGAGATTTTGAAGGGAAAGAAAAACCCCCTCCGTCAGGTCGATCCTAAGAAAACAGAGGATCCCGACATGGAAGTGATCTGGATTAGCCCAAATGAATATGATAATCTTGAGGACTCACTTGGAAGTAAACAATTAGTGGGGCGATCCGTTGACCGGTGCCCCACTTTGACCAAAAAAGAAAAACTGAAGAAGAGGCTCAAGCAAGCCAGTTAGACTGGATGTCCAAAATCTGTAAGATCTGGATCCGACATCCCTCTGAAGAAATGCCATTTGTCATCCACTCCTTCCACTACTTCGGGATCATACCAATGGCATGAATCCTCCTCCCTGAACTGAGTTTCGATCAAATGGTCCACTGAGTGATAGAGGTCTTCCAGCGTTCCACAGTTTACCAGCACACAATCAAACCCCTCATACGAAAGCATGTCGATTTCTGAGGCGTGTTTGGCCACTTCTTCACTCACTTGCTCCTCTGCGGCTCTGGCAGTTTCGGCTCTGATTAATTTGACTAAAAAGAACCCCGCTTTCTTTAGGGCCTCAAACTCGTTATTAAACCTTGCATCCGTTACGACAATATTGACGGATGGCCCCCAATTTGCGGCTTCCTCAATAAGAAGATCTACCCAAATGTTAGGGTTTTTAGCCCTGGCCCACTCAGTTCCAATATACTGCAAAAATTGTCTATCCTTTTCCACTGGGAGGTGGCATCGTTGCTGTGCAAACTCCAGAATTTCATAGATGGGGGTGGCAAATTTCATAATGACCCCATTATGGTTCTTGACGATGTAATCTCCGCACGTATCCTTCCCTGAACGCATCTGCCCAGCGAATGCTATCTTGATTTGTTTCATTTGCACACCCCCAACTCAGTCAAAAACCTACTCGGGGCCACCCACTGTGGCTCTTTGTAAGCAAATTCAATCGCCGCAGGCACCCCAAGCACCAGTGTATCCTTAGCCCTGGTGCAGGCTACGTAAAATAGGCGTCTTTCCTCGCTGATTTCTTCATCTGAGGTGCAAAACTTGTGAGGTAGGCTCCCATCATAGAGGCCGACGACATAAACAGTCTTCCACTCCAGCCCCTTGGCCGCATGAATGGTACTGATGATGATCTTGCCCTCCCCACCTATGTCCTTTTGGTCTTGCATCGTTAGCTGGAACACCACATCGTCAATCGTCATCTCTCTTTCAGCCATTAACGCATTGATCATTTCCTTGAGCCGCACGATATTATTCAGCTTTTGTTCAATTTTATCCTTGTGCTTTTCATATTTCTTCTTCAAATATGTCTCATAACCAATGGCTCTGACCAAATAATCAATTGCATCAGAGGGGTCGTGAGAGCGTTTCACCAACTCATCCACAATATTGAGGTAGCCCCCAAGTTTCTGAAGCTGACTTCCTCGTAGACTCTCCACTAAGTTCCCTTCATGCTTCAGATTAGCATTCAGGAGCACCTTATCTAGTGCGGCATCTCCAACACCTCGCTTTGGCACCATACTGGACCGCCGCATGGCTGAGAAATCATGAGGGTTAGACGCGATTTTGAGGTAAGAGAGGATGTCTTTGACCTCCTCAGCCTGCAACAGTCCCATGGCCCCTCTGATGATGTAAGGGATTCGGTTTTTGACCAATTCGGTCTCAATATCACGGACCTGAGACCCTGCACGAACCAGAATGGCGATATCCTTATACTGAAC